CAGCAGCGGCTACAGCTCCAGCGCCGCCAGCAGCAACTACAGCTCCAGCGCCGCCAGCAGCGGCGACAGCTCCAGCGCCGCCAGCAGCGGCAACAGGTCCAGCGCCGCCAGCAGCGGCTACAGCTCCAGCGCCGCCAGCAGCGGCGACAGGTCCAGCGCCGCCAGCAGCGGCAACAGGTCCAGTGCCAAAGCCTCTGGCACACTGTCCATTGCAGCTGTTTGCGGAGACCACTGCACGGTCGAAGCGTCTGCCACGAGCATCGCCGCGGTGGCCGGTCGGGGATTCTGGTGGCGGGTACACCTGGGAGCAGTCGTCATCCAGAGATGGATGGACGCGGAGCAATCCCCTCACGTCGTGCTGGACAGCATGAAGCTGAATCTCACCGAGGGATCCCTGGTCCACGTGATCTGTGGCCAGATCCAAAAGGAGTAGGCTCATGGACACTCGAGACGGAACGATCTATCCGGACCTAGCTGCCGCTCTGGCTGCCGGAGCCGGGCCATTTGCCACGCCGATGAAGATCGCCCCGACCGCTCGCCAACTCCGCTACGGTCGGATCGGGCGCAACGATCCCTGCCCGTGCGGAAGCGGGCACAAGTTCAAGAAGTGCTGCATGCTTCCTCCCCGCGTGGAAAGGATGGCCACGGATGGCCGCACCACACTCTGAACTGCGGACAAGGCTCGCATTTGCTCTCGCCCTGACCTGGGATCTTGCAGCGCTCTGCTGCAACGCTTACCCCGACGCGCCCGCCGATCACGCCGTTTTGCTCGATGCGATCCGCCAGGTCGAGAGCGGCGGCAACGACCGGGCCGTGGGCGATCACGGACGATCGACGGGGCCTCTACAGACCAGCCGGGCGGCCTGGGCCGATGCGACCCGGCATGGAGGGGTGTCGTGGGACTACGACGCCCTGGTCTGGAGCTGGCCCCATTCTCAACAGGTCGCAGTCTGGTACTGGCAGAAGTACGGATGCGACAGCGACGAAAAGCGGGCCCGTTGCTGGAACGGCGGACCCGGCGGCCACCGGAAAAAATCCACTCTCCCCTACTGGCGCAAGGTCCAGCACGTGCTGGTCGGCGCCGGCAACTGATTCAGCGAAAGGACCCGATCATGCCCAGAAGCAAGACCCACACACCACCCGAAACCCTGAGCAGCACCACAGTGCCCCAGCCGTCGGACGAGCTCCAGCCGGCGTTGCCGGCGCCGAGCCGAACCCATACGGAGATCTCCACCGAACGAATCCTCGACCGCAACAACCACCGCGAGCTGGTGGCGGCCAAGGTGGAGCAGATCCGCCAGTCGATCGCCCAGCACGGGCAGCTCCAACCGGTGGCGCTGCATCGCATCCAGGACGTCATGGACGAGCCGTCCTGGGAACCGATCTTCGGCTTCCACCGGATCGCGGCCTGCCGAGCGGCGGGCCTGTCCGTCGTGGCCAACCTGTACGAGGGCCTAACGGACGAGCAGATCGCCGACATGCGGCTGGTGGAGAACATCGACCGAAGCGACCTCAACCCGATCGACGAGGCGCAGGCCTACCGCAAGGCGGTCGACGACGGCCGGAGCGTCGAGCAGATCGGCCGGCGGATCGGCCGGTCGGTCAGCCATATCCTGCGCCGGCTGGACCTGCTGCGCCTGTGCAAGCGTCGATTCCCCGAAACGCCGGCCGAGAAGCACGCCGTCGAACTGCACCGCTACGGCGAGAAGCTGATCGACCAGATCAGTCTGGCGGCAAGGAAGGCCGACTGCACGTCGGCCAGCTGTGCCGAGCTCGTGCAGCTCGTGTTCACGAACAGCTATGGCGACGCGCACGCCTGGCTCGACCTGAGCTTCAACGGGAAGAACGTCCTGCCGCCCCGCGAGCTGGCGAAGCTGCTCCGCGACCCGGATGCGGTGATCGGTTTTTCCGACGAGCTCCCCGAGATCCTCGCTGGTGCAGTGAGTATTGAGTACTGGCAGCCGCAGTACCGCTCGTATAACCAAACAGTCGAGAACGTCCCGCTGCCCAAGCTGGCCGTCGAGTTCATCGACTGCCTGGAGGCGTTCTGCGTGCGGCACGGGCTGGCCGTTCCCACCCGCCCGAACGAGCCGGCTTCCGCGCCGACTGCCGGCGTAGGCGACTGGAAAGCTCAGCGACTGGACGAACTGAGCGAGCCGGCAATTCCGGCCGTGACGCTGACCAAGCTGGCCGACAAGGGCATCGAGACGGTGGGCGACCTGGCCAACCGCGACGCCAAGAGCGGGCAGTGGGCCCTGAAGTCCATCAAGGGGATCGGCAAGGCCGCCCGCGACAAGATCGCCGACGCCCTGGAAGCGTTCTGGCTCCGCCAGGGCGCCGCCACGACGGCCGAGACGTTCGAGTCCGGCAAGTGCCGCTTCTGCGGCTGCACCGAAGACAGGGCCTGCCGGGTCCAGGTGTCCGGTGGAAACATGGTCCCCTGCTCCTGGGTCGATATCGCCAAGACCGTCTGCTCCAACCCCGATTGCCTCAACCAGTGGCACCCCGACTGGCCGACAATGCTGGCCGGCTCCAAGGACAAGGCCAAGGCTGCCATCGACCAGTGTAATCGCGTCGAGGTCCTCAAGGTCCTGCTGCTGTCGGCCAAGGGCGACTGGCGCCGCTCGGCGATCGTCAAGCGGATCTCCACCCTGGAGAAAGGATCGCGGTAGACATGGAACCCGTCCAACAGAGTCCGACCGTGCCCCTGACGCCGGAACCCCTGGAGCGCCTGCAACGGCGGTTCGACTCGTTGCCGGTCAGCGTCTGGGTCATTCCCGAGGACGCGCCCGACGAGCAGCTCGACCCGCGTCCCGGCAACACGCCCGCCTGCGTATTCGACGCCGAAGACGGGCTGCGGGCCATCGCCTCTTTCGAGCGGATCGGAGACAGCCCGGACGCCCCGCTGCACGTCAGCTTGAGCTGGCCGATCAACAGCCCCTTCCGGCAGGCCATGCTTCGCGAGCCCAGCTTCCGCAAGCGGGTCTCTCTGCTGGCCGGCCGCATCTGGGAGCTGGCCGGCTTCGTCTTTCCGCTGGCCCTGCTTGGCGTCAGCGAGAAGGGCGTCCCGCACTTCATGGGCCCCGATCGCGATCGGTACCTGAAGCTCAGAGACGCCGCTCGAGCGCGATCCGCCGGACAGTGGAACTGACCATGACTCGATGGACCCTCAAGACGATCGACCTCGAAGGCCTGCTGAAGGCGCTGCGCGGCTGCCTGCTGGGGCTGGAGCTGGAGTTCCACAACTCCGGCCGGCCCCGCGGGCAGCGGACCTTCGGGCTGAGGCTAGTGGATCGCGGACTGGCGATCGTCGAGGAGATCCGCCATCGCGAGAGCACCCCGGAAAGGATGGAGCCTGATGCCCCGAATCAGCAACGCCGCAAGACTGGCCGTCGCCCCGTGCGCCGTGCCCAACTGTGCACTGCCTCGCAAGGCCCAAAACGGGCTGTGCTTGAAGCACTTCAATCTCTGGCGGCGCGGCGGAAACGAAGCCGGTGAGATCGCCAAGTACCTGGTTCGCCCGACGCCCGAGCAGATCCACCAGGCCAAGCTCGACAAGGCCGTTGCCGCCCTGGTGGACAAGGGCCATTCGACGACCCGGGCCAGGCGAGTGGTTCAGGACGTGGACGACGGCAACTCCAAGCTCCCGCTGGACGAGGTGATTCGCGATGCGACCGCAGCGGCCGTCGGACTGTACCTGATGGAAACTCCACAGCGGGTGAGCGAATCGACGGCCGAGCCGGCTCGGGAGTCCGGCGGAGAGAACGAAACGTCCGACAGCGGCAATCAACCGGCGCCGGCCGATCCGGCCCCACAGACCCCAGACGAAAGGACCCAGACCATGCCCAAGAAGACCAACTCCGACCAGACGTGCCGCGTTCCCGGCTGCGGAAAGCGCCGCGCCGCCCGCGGCCTGTGCTCCAGTCATTTCTCCGCCGCTGCCCGCGGCAATGCCGAGGTTTTGAAGTACCGGCTGGAGAAGAAGGCCGGCGTCAAGAAGCTGGTTCCGCCTGCCGCCCAGCCACCCGCCACGCCCTCGTCGTTGCCCCCGCCCGCAAAGGCCCCCGCCGCGGTGCTGCCGACCACGGCCGACGAGCGCCGCCTTCGCGTGGCCGGCGCCATCGAGGCCGACGACGCGGAGATCTCCATCATCGCCGAGGCTTTGGTGCGATTCGCCGACCTGGTGGGCGTCCAGGTCGAGGCCTACGCGCCCTTCCTGGACAACACGCGGCTGATGGTGGCCGGCGAAGCGGCGATTGTCCTGGACGATGACGGCAGCGTGTGGGGCCTGGGGGCGTTCATGGCCGCCCGAAAGGCGGGTGGCTGATGGCCATGGACCTCACAACCATCGAGCACTGGGGCCTGTTCGCCAAGGCCCCGCACCTCAAGCGGTTCATCGCCCGGGCCTGGAAGTTCTGGCCGTCGCGGACCTGGTGGCGGTGGCTGATCTGGCCCATCGAGCACCGGCTGCGGTGGGCCCTGGTCCAGAAGCACGTGGACAAGCCCGGCACGTGCTGGACCTCCGCCGCCATGTGGGCCATGACGCAGGACGATCCCTGGAGCGACTACTTCGACGGGTTCCCGTCCGGCCAGTGCGCCAACGAGACGCCGTGCTGGTGCGGGAAGTACCCTCGGAAGGAGAGGAGGGTGTCATGCAACTGCGCGATCTGACCGAGCCCCAGCTCAAGGCCGTCATGGGCGCCGCCTTCAACGCCGTACGGCGCGAGCTGCCGCCGGGGACGCTCTTCTGCGTCCTGGCCTTTGACGATCCGGGCCTGGCCCAGTACGTCTGCAACGCCCAGCGCCCGGAAGTGATCCGGGCCTTCCGCGAGACCGCCGACCGCCTGGAAAGAAAGCAGTTCATGGCCCGGGTGGAATTTTAGAACGAAGGGAGAACCAGCGATGCCGGATAAATGCCCGAACTGTAACAAGTGGAAGGCGGGAGCAACAAAACTTTGAGCGACCAGGTTAACAGACAGGAGAAAAAGTCATGCTAACAGCAGGGCGATTGAAGAGGATCAAGTCGTACATCTCGCCGTCCAACGGAAACCAATCCGCAGGCATACTGAACAAGTTTTGCTGTGAACTCGTGGATGAAGTCGAGCGGCTGAGGATCGTGCTGAGAGACATCGCCGACGGCGTGCATTGCATACCGCCAGACGGCAAACATGATTGGGACGCTCTGGAGGCTACTAGAGAGGATGCCGCTAACGCACTACGAGAACCTGACTTAGGACCACCAGACTTTGTATGCGTGCGCCCGGCCAAGTGCCGCATCTGCGGCAGAGAACCAGTCTATTACGATGGTGAGTGCAATTCCTGTTTCAGTAAGTAGAGGCCAAGAATATGTCAATGCCATACGCATACATCCAGTACGCCAAAGACGGCCAAGCGTGGTTGTTCATGGACGGCGACCCCATCGTGCCCATCCACAAGAAAATAGGGCAGACGATTTGCGACCGCATAAACGCAGACCGCGATGCCCTGCTATTGGCGCGATTTGCCTATATCGAACCGCCTACCGAGCAGTTAACAGGCGGAGACCAGTTAACAGCCGACACACCGCAACCCGCCGCTACACAAGCAGATACGGAATCTACAGGGAACGCACAATGAGCGGGTTAGTAAACGCGAAAACAAGGAAGGCGGCATGGGACGAAGTAAGAGACTCAATCCTTAACCAGCGGCACCAGCTTGCCGAGAACGGTATGACCAGCGATCAGGTCAACGACGTTCTCGGGGTGCTGGACGACAATGAGCCGAAACCCGACAAGCCCCGCCCGCGCATCGTCTGCCTGTGCGGGTCCGGCAGATTCCGTGATGCGTTCGAGCAGGCTGAATACAACGAGACGCTCGCGGGAAAGATCGTCCTGACCATCGGGTGCAATACCCACGACGTGGCCCGCTCTGCGGAGCTGTGCCAGCACAAGGCCATGCTCGACGAACTGCACCTGCGCAAGATCGAGCTGGCCGACGAGGTCCTGGTGCTCAACGTCGGCGGCTATGTGGGCGAATCCACATCGCGCGAGATCGCCCATGCCCGCAAGCTCAACAAGCCCATCCGCTGGTTGGCAGATCCCCTGGCCGGCAAGGAGATCTCCGTCACGGTCGGCATCGACGTCCGGACGGGCAAGGGCATCCCTGGCTCGGCCAGCGTGAAGATCGACGGGCAGGTGCTGCCATGAAGATCCTCGCCCTGGACCCCAGCTCTACCTGTACCGGCTACGCGGTTCTGCTGGAGGAGCGAATCATCGAGGCCGGGCGGATCCGCGGCAAGAGCCGATCCGATACCGTGATCGCCCGCGTGCTGGCTATGCGGGGGGAGCTAATGGAGATCCTCCACGAGCACGATCCGTGGGCCGTGGTCATCGAGCTGCCGCTGGAAAAGCAGTGGACCCGACACCCCGAGCGGAAATCCGGGATGGCCGTCTGGGCGGGCGCCGCCTGGGCTCTGTGGGCGTTCGCCCACGAGTGGGCCCTGGAGCGGGCCTGCCTCAACGACGCCCTGCGGATCGAGCGGGGAGCCGCTCCGGACAATCCGGCGATCTATCCGATCCCGAACACCTGGACCGCCGGCCGCTCCAAGGAAGACCGCAAGGCATCCGTCGCGATCCTCTGGCCGGCCTACCTGACCGCCCGCGACCCTGGCGGGGACATCGCCGACGCGATCTGCCTGGGCCTGTGGTGGCATCGCCAGCACCACCAGGCCGAGATCGCCCGCGCCATCCGGCAGGCGGTGGGAGCATGAAAGCCATCACCGTCTGCCAGCCCTACGCCTACCTGCTCTGCCTGCCCACCAACGACGACGAGCACAAGCGAGTCGAGAACCGCACCTGGTACACCGGCTATCGCGGGCCCCTGGCCATCCACGCCGGCAAGAGCCGCAAGTGGCTGGATACCTGGGACGGCCGGCCCATCCCCGAGAGCGAGATTGTCTTCGGGGCCGTCGTCGGCGTGGGCACCCTGATCGACTGCCTGCACATCGACCGGGTCCGCCGCCTGGTCACCGGCCCGCGGCTGTGGGTCAAGCACCACATCCATGCCAAGGGCCCGTACTGCTGGATTCTGGCCCCGGCTGTCCGCCCGCTCGTGCCGCCCGTGCCCTGCTTGGGCTCGCTGGGATTGTGGGACGTGCCCGAATCCCTCTTTACCCAACCCCAAGCCCCGCTTCCTTTGTTCGGAGCCAAGTGACCTTATGACCGACCACGCGGCAACCGCGAAGGACCTGCACCGCTGGAAGCTGTCCTGTTTCCCCATCCTCCGCAGCGGCGAGCACAAGAAGCCCGCCGTCGCCTGGAAGATCTACCAGTCCGTTCGGGCCAGCGCCGCCCAGGTCGAGGCCTGGCTGAAGGCCGGGCACAACCTGGCCGTGGCCACCGGCAGCGTCAGCGGGACGATCGTCCTGGACGTCGACCCGCCCCACGGCGGCGACCAGACCCTGCGCCGGCTGATCGAGATTCACGGCCATCTGCCCGAGACGGCCCGCGTGCTCACTCGCTCCGGCGGGACACACTGGTACTTCCGCCACCCCGGAAGCGAGGTCCGCAACAAGGTCGGCTTCTCCGCCGGCGGCCTGCAATGGCTGCCCGGCCTGGACTTCCGCGGCGACGGCGGCTACGTCGTCTGCCCGCCCAGCATGGGCGACAACGGCCAGCCGTACCAGTGGATCAAGACCCCGGACCAGGCCGCGATCGCCAACGCGCCGCCCTGGCTACTGGAGGTCCTCGCCTGCCTCCAGGAGAATCGCCCGGTCCCCGCCTGGCTGGCCGACTCGGGGATCCCCCAGCCGGCTACGAGGACCGCGCCAGCGGCACCAGGAGCCTCGAAGCCGCCCAAGAGCGGCCCTCTGGTCGGTTCGAGGTCCGATCGAGGCTCTACGGCCGTTTCTCGCCCGGGGAATCAGCCTGAGGAAGTCGAGGTCGGGCCCGAGTACGCCCTGTCCGTCCTCGACCGCGAGGTCCGCGAGGTCGAGCAGGCGGTCGTCGGCACCCGCAACAACCGCCTGAACACCGCCGCCTTCGCCCTGGCCCAGCTCGTCGAGCAGGGGCTGCTGAGCGAGGAGCAGGTCAAGGACGCCCTGGTGGGCGCCGTGACCCGCGCCGGCTGGAACTACGACGACGAGGGGTGGAAGGCCACCTTCGACACGATCAACTCCGCCTTCGCCTCCGCCAGCAAGAAGCCCCGCAAGCAGAAGCTCAAGGTGACGGCCGACAAGAAACGGAAGGCCCCTACGGCCCCCGGCGGCGCGGCGGCGATCGACGGCGACGAGCTCAACAGCCGCAACCCTGCCGAGGTCGCCTGGGCCTACGCCCGCGAGCTGTGGATGGGCGGCGACGGGCTCAAGCTCCGCTGCTACAACCGCGTGTGGTTCTACTGGGACGGCCGAAAGTTCGTCGAGTACCCCGACGACGAGCTGGCCGCCAACATCCGCGAATGGATGGGCGGGCGCCGCCTGGTGGTCCATCGCGGCGAGGGCAAGACCGCCCGCGTGTACGCCACCCGCAACCTGGTGGGCGAGACCCTGGACGCCCTCAAGTGCATCGTGCTGGTCCTCTCCGGCCTCCAGCAGCCGGCGTGGATCGAATCCCTGTAACCCAACCGAAAGGACCCAGAACCGTGAAATACCTGATCACCGTTGAAGTTCGGATCCGAGTCGAGGCCAATCACCCCGACCAGGCTAGCGGCGAAGCCATGATTCTGCTGATGGGCGGCGACGAGACCCCGCAGCGCGTCTGGCGGGGCGCCGACGTCGTCAGCATCCAGGAGGACGGGCAATGACGCTCCCCCAGGTCGACTTCGCCAACCCGCCGGCGCCCAGCTCAATCATCGCCTTTGACAATGGCCTGCTGGATATCGACACCGGCACGCTCTACCGCCATACCCCCCGGTGGTTCAGCCCCAACTGCCTGGACTACCCCTACGACCCCACGGCCACCTGCCCCCGATGGCACGAGTTCCTCATGGAGGCCAGCCAGACCGAGGGGGACTGGCTCGACTGCCTCCAGATGTGGTTCGGCTACAACCTGGTCGCCGACGTGCGGCAGGAGAAGATGATGCTCTTTGTCGGCCCGCCCCGATCCGGAAAGGGCACCACGTGCAACACCCTCCAGAAGCTCATCGGCGAGCATAACTACTGTAACCCCTCCCTCAGCTCCCTGGGGCAGGATTTCGGGCTCGCCCCGCTCATGGGCAAGCTGGCGGCAATCGTTCCTGATGCTCACCTGGGCAGGACCTGCGACCCCGTCCTGATCATGGAGCGGCTGAAGTCCATCATCGGCCAGGACAGCCAGAGCGTCAACCGCAAGCACCGCGACAGCGTCAACGTCCGGCTGATGGTCCGCTTCACCGTCAGCGTCAACGAGCTGGTGGCCTTCCCCGACGCCTCGGCGGCCATGCGGCCCCGCCTGATCATCCTCCCCTTCCGAGTCTCCCATGCCGGCCGGGAGGACATCCACCTCAAGGAGGCCCTGGAGGCCGAGATCAGCGGGATCTGCAACTGGGCCCTGGAGGGCCTCCGCATGCTCCGCAAGCGCCAGCGATTCGCCCAGCCCGCCGCCGGGCAGGCCCTGCTCGACGACTTCAGCCGCCTCTCCGCCCCCGTCCGGGCATTCCTCGAAGACTGGTGCCATATCGAACCCGGAAAGTTCGTCCGGACCGAGATCCTCCGCGACGCCTGGCGGACCTGGTGCGAGATCAACGGACACGAGGCCGGAAGCGATTCGCGATTCGGAGAACGCCTCTACGCAGCCGCTCCAGAGGTCGAACGGGTCCGCCGCGGGTCGCGTGATGCACGGGAATTGCGGTACGAGGGCATTGAGCTCAACGCAAATGGAATAAACGTAATGAAATCAAGAGGTTATACCTTCCCGCTCTTCAATTGACAAAAGCGCCGTGGCACGCGGTGTCACGTGCCACCGTCTTTTGCACGCGTTACGAGAAATGGTTCAATGTTAAGCGCAACGACGGAAAAGAGGGCGAATCCAGTAGACCGTGCAAATACCGGTGGCACGTGCCACCGCGTGCCACGGCGCAGGCTGAGCGACGGCGCAAAGGCCATCCATCGACGCCTCAAACTCGGCCCAATCACCCTCGCCGACGCCATCGAATGGACCTGCTCCGCGACCCAGCTCCGCACCTGGATCGACGAGCTGATCGCCGCGGCCAAGCCCATCACCCGAGACCTTGATCGGCTCGGCTCGCCCGTCTACACCCTGACCGCCAAACTCCCAACCAAGAAGCGGCAACCACGGAAGGACCTGCTCCCATGAGTAACCGCCCCGCATTGTCCATCGAGGCCCTGGAGTTTGCTGCACGACTGTCCAACTGCTGCCCCCAGTTCCTGGCCGATCTGTGCCTCGAGATCTACGGCCGATCCGACACCGTCGCCCGCTCCGCCGGCCTGCGAGCCCTGGCCGAGATCTCCCGCTCCTGGGGCCTGCGAGTGTTGAGTGATTCCTGCGCAACGCCCCACGACAGCTATCTCGCCCACCCCGAAACCTATCACGCCATGCGGGAATATGTCCGGGTTCAACTCGCCGTAACCCTGGCCCACGACAGGGAGTTATGAGCAGCGTACCCCCCGCTGCTTTTTTCCCGCTTGAAACCGACCCAGGATAAGCCCGATACTCAATAGCGTGAGTGAAACGCCTCAAAACCCGCAACCGACCACGCCTGGCGAGGACAAAAAGTCCCGCAAATGGGGCGGGCTCACCCCCAAGCAACGCCGCTTCGTCAAGCTCTGCGCACGGCTCGGAAACCAGACAAGGGCTTTCGAGCTGGCCGGTTACAAGGCAAAGTACGCCAGCCAAGAGGCCCACCGCCTGGCGAGGTTACCGCTAGTCGCCCAGGCCATCCGCGACGAGGTCGACGCCCTGGTCGGCGGCGCGGCGGGGTTGGAGGGCCGCCTGGTTGCCCACGCCGACGCCCGGCTGCTGCCATTCGAGCCCTGGCTCCGTGGGGAGAAGACGCTGGCCGAGCTCGAGGAAGACGGCGTCGACACCAGCGTGATCAAGTCCGCCACGATCAACCAGACCGCCAACGGGGAGAACCGCCGTCTGGAGCTCTACGACGCCCAGAACGCCGTGCAACTGCTGGGCAAGTTCGGCGGGCACCTGGTGGAGAAGCGGGAGACCACGCACGGCGGACAGATCGGCGTGGGGGTAGACCTGAGCCGGCTGACCGAGAGCGAGCTGCGGCGCATGGCCAACACCCTGACCGACGACGAGGCGCCGGGGGTGGTGACATGAGCGTCGCCTACGCGCCCATCCTCGACGCCATTCCGCCGCGGACGGCCATGATCCGTCTGCGGGCCCGGTGGGAATTGGCCCGTCGCAACCCCAGCTACTTCCAGCGGTGGTTCGTCTACACCAACAAGGCGGAGCGCCGCGTCGGCGCCGACGGGCGGATCTACTACGAGAACATCGAGGCGCCGTTCCCCATCGCCACGCGCCCGCACCTGCAATACCTCAATGAGCTGTGGCTGCACAATGCCGTCGGCCTGGTCTCCAAGGCTCGGCAGATGCAGGTGACCTGGTGGCTGGCAAGTCTGGCCCTGTGGGACGCGGTGCACCACGACAACCGCCTGATCATGCTCCAGTCAAAGCGGCTGGAGGACGTGATCGGCGACATGCAGACGGGCGACGGGCTGTTGGGACGGGTGAAGTACATGCTACATCGCATTCCCTACCGTCACGAGATTGGCCTGGAGTTCGACCCGTTCGAGAACGGATCGGCTAAGGTCTCGATCGCCAGCCGGCACAGTACGATCTGGGCCATCGCCCAAGGCGGCGCGATCCTACGCCAGCGGACCGCCGGCGGGATCGCTTCCGACGAGACGGCGCTGCAGCCGGAGTTCGAGGAGAGCTTTACCGCGGCCATGCCCTGCATCCGCTCGGGAGGATGGTGGTGGGGCGCTACGACTGCCAACGTGGTGGACAAGGGATTCAGCCGCAAGCTGGTCAAGGACATCCTGGACGACGAGCAATGACGACGATCCACAAAGACACCGTGCTCATGGAAGGCCTGCGGGCCTACCCCACGCGCCGAGGCGTAACGATCGTCGACCTGGGCCCCGAGGCCAACCCCACGGACCTGACGCCCGAGGTTCTCGACAGCGAGCGAGTCCGCCTGGGCTGTCGCCTGGACGCTACCACCGGGCAGTGGATCGAGTCCTGGAAGTTCCGACGCGAGTATCGACGCGACTACGACGCCCAGGCCGGGCAGCCCGCGTTCGATCCCGCCTGGCTGGACGTCCAGCAGCCTCGGCTTCGCAACCCACTCTATCGCATGGACCTGAACGAGTCTGGCCAGCTCGTCAAGCGTGACCAGGGCCGGCTGTGGGTCTTTGTCGAGTCGGACGCCCAACCCGAGAGCCTGCCCAGCGGGATCGGGCGGGTGGAGCGGGCCTGCGGGATCGGCATGGACGTGGGCGAGGGCGTCCAGGCCAGCGACAGCACCATCCAGGTCCTGTTCGCCGACACCCGGGAGCATGCGGCGGAGTTCGCCTGCAATAAGATCCACCCGGGCCAGCTCGGGCGGTTCGCGGTGGCCGTGGGCCAGTTGTACAACAACGCCCTGATCTGTTGCGTGCGCAAGATGCACGGCCTGACCGTGCTGCGGACCATGGCCGACGAGCTGCTGTACCCGTACCTGTGGCACAGCAAGCTGGCCGATCGCGTGGTTGAGCGGAACACCGCACGGTTGGGCTGGGGCCGCGGCGAGATGAGCGACGAGTACTTGGTCGGACCGCTCCAGGATGCCATGGAGCACGACCGGCTGATCCTCCACGGGGCTCGAACGCACACGCAACTCGGGCGGTGGATCTACAACGAGTCGGGCGAGATCGTCCACCAGAGCGTGGCGGACCTGCCCCGCGAGGAGCGGGCCCGGCACGGTGACCTGGTGGTGGCCCTGGCCCTGGCCTGGCGGTCATGCTGCGATCTTCCGGCCTTCCGGGCGATGCACAAGGAGCGGCGCAGCCCGATCGTCGAGACCATGGAGCGCCAGCAGGCGCAGGAGAAGGGACGAGTATGGCGAAGACCGAACCGCAACTAGTGCTGTTCGTGGGCGGGCCCCTGCACGGGCAAAGCAAGAAGCTCGACAGCGTAGGTCCCGAGTACGTCGAGCGAGGGCCCAATGCCGACGTCCAGCACGTGTATCGCTGGCTGACGATCGACACGGGCGACGGGCCTGTCGTCGTCTACCGCTACGACCGCAAGGAATGACCGCATGGCCGGATTGCTGACCAGACTGGGCGGCATGGTCAAGGGCCTGTTGGGCAGAGGTTCCTCTGCGCCGCAGACGGCGCCGGCACAAGCGCCGACTCCCACGATCAGCGGCCAGGCCGATCCGTTGGACTCGGCCGGGGTCAAGCTGTGGAAGCAGCGGCTGGAGCGGTCGAAGGAGATCTCCAAGCCGTACTGGAACGTCGCCGACGAGCTGGAGCGGGAATACCTGGGGGCCATGGACGCCGTGGCAGGGATCGAGATGGAGGGCCAGGCCCAGCCGGCGAACATGGTCGCCAGCTTCGTCCACACCGTTGTACCGTATCTGCTTCCGGGCGAGTTGTGGCCGATGGTCGAGCCCAAGATGGGGGGCGAGGAGTACCGCGAGGGCTCCCGGCGTATCCAGGCCCGACTGCGCGATCTCTACGAGCTGCCGGCGACGTATGAGGCCCTCTGGCGTGCGGTGTACGATTCCCTGTGGCTAGCCGGCTACTGTCATGTGGGCTGGCTGCCCAGGACCTCGGCGGTGGTCAAGGCCGGCGAAGGCAAGGAAGACGTGGACGTGGACGCCGCCAGGCGAGACGGGCTGCCGCTGGTGGTCGAGCACGACGACCCGATCGTGACGCACATCGGTTTCCGGCATATCCGCAAGGACCCCGACGCGAAGAGCTTCAGCCGGTGCCGATGGGTGGGCTTCGTGGACACCCGGCTGATCCGCGAGCTTCAGGCCGACGACGTGGCCACCAACCCGGCGGGGATCTACCGCGACACGCAGTCGCTGCGCGAGGGGGGCGACGACTACGACGACCGGGACGACCTTGCCGGCTCGATCGACAAGCGGACCAACACCTACACGGTCTATCACGCCGGCCGGCGCCGGGGCGAGATCTGCGTACGGGTGTTCGCGGGCCCGAGCTATCGGGAGATCCGCAGCCACTACCTGGACCTGGGCGTCATGGGCTTCCCGATCCGGAGGTGTACGCTGCTGGACGTGGCGCGACTGGAGCCGCCCAGCACGATGCAGTTCTGGTACGACCAGCAGACGGCACTGAACGAGTTCCTGGCCGAGATGGCCCAGCGGGCGCGACAGTCGAAGGAGATTGTGATCGTGCCGCGAAGCGAGCCGGACTTGAAGGGCCGCATCGAGAACGCTAACGGCAACGACGTGCTGGAGGCCCAGGACCCCGACCGCGTGAAGACGGTTAAGCTGGGCGGGGTGGCGCCCGACACGTACAAGGTGGCCGAGGTCCAGCAGGGGATCCTCGACCGCGTGAGCGGGGTGAGCGATTTCCAGCGTGGCGTCGCCAGCGGGGAAGGCGACTCGGCGACGGAGATCGCCCTGAAGAACCAGTACACCCAGAGCCGGCTGGAGAAGATGCAGGCGGCCGTGGGCCGGTTCATCGGCGAGATCTCCCGCGACTGCTCGGCGCTGCTGCTGCGGTACCAGTGGGAAGACGTGCCGGTCCGGATCGACGAACGGCCGGGCCAGCCCCGCTTCGAGGTCTTTAGCAACCAGGCCGTGCCCGCCCAGCTCGACGCCTACAGCTTCGTCGTGGACATCGGCGAGCGGGTGAGGTCCAGTCCGATCGTGCTCCAGAAGCGGACCGAGGAGACGCTCAAGATCGTCTCCAGTTCCCAGCTCCAGCAGGCGGCGGCTTCCGAGGGCAAGCTGATCAGCGTGGTGGCGGCCCTGGAGGATCACCTGGAGGCGATCGGCAATCGTGACATCGCCCGCTACATTCGCGACCTTCCCGATCCGCGGCAGATGGCCATGGAGCAGATGCAGCAGGCCGCGGCCGAGACGCAGGCGATGCTGGACGGCCAAGCCGTGCCGGTGGATCCGATGAATGACGATCACGCGGCACATGCGGCGGTGCACCGGGACGCGGTGGACCAGAGCGATCTGGTGGCTGAGCATCTGGCCGAGCACTACGGCTACATGGAAGCCATGGGCGGCGCCGGCGGCGAAGCGATGCCCTTGCGGGCAAATGCGGCGCAGGCGGCAGCGCCGGGCGGCTCGTCGGCCGCGGCGCCGCCCATGCCGTCCGGGAAGGGGATGGCGAGTCAAGGAACGGCCCAGCTCATGGGCCAGGCGATGGACGTGGCTTGATATGGACTGGATCGACTTGAAAAAGCTGGTGGAAATGGCCAGGGCGTACTGTCTGTGCGAAAATTGTGAGAGCCATAGTTGAAGAGGAGACCCAGACCATGATCGAGAGCAATGACAAGCAGGCGCCGGACAACGAGCCGGGGAAGATCGACCCCGACGCGGTGCTGGAGGTCCGGCACTACTGTGACGGGCGAGGCCGCAAGATTACCGCCCTGATCGAGTGCGACGAGGACGGCGAGTCCGTGGGCCCGGCCCACTTCGTCACGCAAGTGACGTTCGTGGAGCGCAACATAGCCACCGGGCAGAAGAGGCCGGTGCAGTTGCGGTTCGAGATTCCCGCCGACACGCCGGTCCAGGCGTTCGCGCTGTTCGACTCATGCCTGGACGCGTCGAAGCGGCAGTACCAGGAAAAGGGCCGCCAGCAGATCTTGCGGCCCGGGCTCGTGTTCCCCCAGTGAGGCCGAAATGCCCGAGTACACCTACACCTGCGAAGACTGCGGCCAGAAGCGGACGATCCGCCGCAAGCTGATGCAGCAAAAGCCCTGGCGGGTGAAGTGCCGCTCCTGCGGCTGCTGGGCCCTGCGGGACTACAAGGCCGACCTGGCCCGGGCGCAGACCGATCCGGACGCCTGCGACGCCGACGCCGACCGCCAGCTCGCCCAGAAGTATGGCGGGCAGCAGGTCGAGCGACCGGTTCTCAGCCAGTCGCTGGGCAAGGTGCCGGGGATCCCCAAGGTCCGGGCCAAGGACGGCCGCACGTACGCGGCCTTCCGCAACATGCAGCACCGTCGGCAGGTGCTCCAGCAGGTCGGGATCACCGACGCGGAGTAGTTGAGTAGCACGAAAACTGAATATCCCCAAACAGAGCAGGCCGGCCAGCCTGTGAGTTTGCGAGCAGTTTGGGGCTCAACCCAGAGGCCCGCCCCGGCGGGCAGGAAAGGACCAGAGGACCATGGACAAGAGCGACAACAAGACGACGAACGACAGGCCGCCCGGGTTCTATTGCGCCACGTGCGGCGGGGCGAAGGTCCCGGCCGAGACGGTGGATCGAATCAACCTGATCCACAGCGTCTGCGGCGGCGCGGTCGAGCCGGTGGGCGCCCCCAACAGCGGGACCGAGACCCCGCTGGTCCGCCAGCTTCGCCAGCGTCTGGAGGACAAGGACCAGGTCATCGCCCAGAAGAACGAGGAGATCGCCTCGCTCCGCGGCCGGTTGACCGTGGCTGGCATTGTGGACGAGCCGGCGGCCGATCCCGAACCCGTCGAGGCGAAGATCGACTCCGCCAAGAGCAAGAAGGGGGGCAAGTGATGCTGAGCACCACGACACTCCTCCTGGCGGCACTGTTGGGCATGGCGCTGGCTGCCATGGCGGCCTCGGGCGGTGCGGCCGTCGGTGCGGCGGCCGCTGCTGCTGCCGGGGGCGGCGGCGAAGGCGGAAAGAGCTTCAGCGACGCGGCCGGCGAGGCCTACGACGCGGCTACCGCGGATGCGGACGATGACGCAGGGGACGACGCTGGACAAGCCGGGAAGGGCGGCCAGGGCGCCGGCGCCGGCGATGGCGATGGCGCTGCCGCCGCTGCGCCTGACGGCGCGCCGGCCGGCAAGGACAGGCCGGCGCCTGCGGCGGCTGCCGCCGGGCAAGGCCAGGCCTACACGCCCGAGCAGCTCCAGCAGTACCAGGTCCAACTGACGGCCTATCACGAACAACTCCAGCGGATCGTGACCGACCCGCTCTTTCAGGAAGCCTATCAGGCGGCGCAGGCCAAGCGCGGCGGACAGACGGGGCAGGGTGCTCTGGACAAGAGCAGCCCAGGCGCCTCGAAAGCGGACCCGCCCGCACCGGCCAAGAAGCCGTGGGAAGGCTTCAACCCCGAGACCGACAACGAGAAGATGCTCGTCGGGTTCCTCGACCAGATGCAGAGCCAGTTCGACCAGCGTCTGCAGCAGTTGCAGCAGGGCTACGACGAGCGGCTCAAGAAGGCCGAGGAGCAGCTCGGGACCGTCAACAGCCGAAGCGAGACGGTGCTCAACGAGAAGGCCCAGCAGGCGATCGACGCCGCGATGGGCGAGCTGAAGAAAGAGTTCCCCGACCTGGTCGACGGCGGCCAGAAACAGAAGGAACTGGAAGAGGAAGCGGGCAGCCAGCTCATGGCCGCGGCCCAGCGCGGACAGCGCATGACGATCGCCGACGCCCTCAAGCGGGCGGCGCGGGTGATCGGCTGGGACGGCCATGCGGAGCGAATCCGCCAGCAGTTGCAGAAGTGGGCCGGCGCCTCGGCCGCCGCCCGCGTGGACGCCCCCGGTGGGCACGACGCAGACCTGGAGCCCGGCGCCGGAATCGAGAAGCGGCTGGGCAAGGCCTACGACGACGCGGCCGGCGGGTAAACGACACCCCAAACCGACAAGGAGATCGACACCATGGATCGCAGCAAACTCCTGGACGCGGCGGCGACGAGCCTGAGTCAGGTTCCCGCCGGCGACTACACCAATCTGCTCTGCGAGCAGAGCTACATCTTCGACACGTTCTTCGGCGACCTGAAGCCCCGCGAGATGAGCGGCAAGAGCGTGCTGTTCAACGCCATCATCAAGGGCGACAGCGGAGACAGCAACGTGGACGCCACCGAGACCGGCTTCGGCGCCTACGACGGCAGCTACGACGAGATCCCGATCGGGGCCACCGAGTACATGGCCCAGGGCGAGGTCAACTGGACCGCCTACATTGGCCACTGGGCGATCAGCGAGATGGAGCTGATCATCAACGCCGGCAAGGAAGGGTTCATCGACGTGGGCAAGAGCAAGCTCGAGGGCGCGCTGACCCGCCTGGCCAACATCATCGAGGGCCAGTTCTGGTCGGCCACCAGCTACCTGCACGTCGACGACGACGCGCCGTGGGTGCTGGGCCCGGAGTACTGGCTCACCGACGACGGGTACGCCATCAACGACTCGGGCGGCACCAACGGCACGACCGTCGCGTCGATCGACCCGACGACGTCGAGCTACAACGACGCCAACAGCCGCAACCGGTGGCGCAACCAGTACAAGCAGATTACCAGCGCCAACGAGCTGCTGGACGGCCTGGACGATCTGTCCACCGACTGCTCCTTCAAGGCCCCGCCCAAGGTCCCCGTGAACACCCCGCCGGGCAAGGAGAAGTGGCGGCTGGTGCTCAACAAGAACGGCTACAAGGCCTTCCAGCGGCTCATGCGCCGCCTGGGCGAGCCGCTCAGCGCCAGCGATCCTCGCTGGAACAACGTCAAGGTCGAGTGGTCCGACCGGATGGCCACCCGCAGCGACAGCACGAACCAGGGCTTCCTGTTCAACATGAAGACCTGGCGCGCCCGCGTGGCCAAGGGCTACAAGTGGCGTCGGGACCCGGTCTTCACCCCCAACAATCAGCCCTCGGTCCGGGCCCAGTACTTCAAGTTCTGGCCCGCGCTGTGGTGCGAGGACCGGCGGAGCAACGGGAAGATCTTCGGCTTCGGCAACGAGCTGATCGAGTCCTAACTCAACGGGGTCCAGCAGGGCCCCAAGGAGAACGACCATGCGAAAAGAGTTCATTCTTCCCCCCGGCCAGAAGGTCAAGCTCGGCCAGAAGCCCGGCAGCGTGCACGTGCCGGTCTGGAACGCCGGCGGGACCGCCATCACGGCCGGTTCGACGCTGATCCTCGACATCAGCAACACCACCGCCAGCGGGCAGATCTACGTGACCACCACGACCGTCGTCGGCCACCCGCTGACCTACGGCGTGGCGGCCGGTACGATCCCGGCCTCGGCGGCCGGCAAGGGCTTCGCCTGCGTCTACGGACCGGCGGAAGTCGCCCTGAAGGGGGCGACGATCAACATCGGCGCCGGCGATGTGATCACCACCGGTGCGACGGCCGGCTACGGCTACAAGGGCCTGCTGCTCGGGGCCAAGGGCCTGGGCGCCGCGATCGACGCCAAGGCGGCCGATTCGGTCCTGGGCACCGCCAGCGGGTACGCCACGGTCTTCGTGGACACCAGCCTGCGGGTGGGCTACCCCGGCACGTCGAGCAGCAACTTCAGCTCCGCCACGGCGGACATCAACTTCAGCCAGCTCTACGTGACCAGCTCGGCGACGAGCGGGACCACGCGGGCCAACTACACGCGGCTGTATCTGACCGGCGGGGCCGGCGGTGAGGCGATCCGAGCCTTTACCACCGTCTCCAACGACACCCCGGCCGACACGGTGAACGGGGCGCACATCAGCCTGAACTTCGGAGCCTCCGCCGGCAACGTGACCGACCTGGGCACCGCGGTTCGGGCGACGCTGCACGTGCCCAACCGTTCGCTGACCGGCACCTGCGCAGGACTCCAGGCGGAACTGTACGCCGACGGGTCCAGCTCGGCGGTCGGCGGGACGCTCTCGCTGCTCCGGTTGGTGGTGGACGGCGATTCGACCGGCAAGGCAGCCATCGAAGACGGGGCCGCCCTGCTCCACGTCGACTGCGGGTCCAACGCCTCCGGCAACATCGTCGGCGCCCTGAACGGCAACGAGCCCACCTGGGCCAGCCACACCGGCCTGATCCGCGTCAACCTGAACGGCACGACGGCCTACCTGGTCTGCGTGACGCTGTAACCTTCGAACCCAGAGAAAGGAGTTCGACATGCTTCCCACCACTGTGATCGAAACCGAGTTGAAGACCATGCAGGCCAGGCGTGACGAGCTCCGCAACAGCTTCTGGCAGGCGGATGGGGCCTGCCAGGTGCTGGAGCAGCTTCTGAATCTGGCTCGTCAAGCCGAGTCGGCAGGGAAGGCCCGTGAGGCCGACGCTCCCGATGAAAGCATGATTCCGTTTGAAGGTGCTCCGCCCGAGAACCCCTAACTAAGAAAGGCGCATTATCATGCGACCCAACCTGACTGTGACGCACCCCAACCAGAACGCAAAGGAGCTTGCCAGCGGTGGCGAGCTGCGGGACTGGTACCACTTCCACGACGACTTCCTCTACGGCTACGACACGACCTTCGACTGGGCGGTCGTGGAGGACGCCGGGGCCGACACCGGCGACGCCCTGACCGACGCCGCCGGCGGCATCCTCAACGTCGGCTGCGACGGCGACGACAACGACGAGTGCTACGTCTCGTCGAAGGCGGAGATCTTCAAGTTCGCCGCCAGCAAGCCGCTGATCTTCGAGGCGAGGATCCAGCTGACCGAGGCCAACACCGACGACGCGAACTGGATCATCGGACTCTCGGACACCGTGGCGGCCAACAGCCTGGTCGACAACGGGGCCGGCCCGATGGCCAGCTACGGCGGGGCGGTGTTCTTCAAGGTCGACGGCTCGATGTACATCGGGGTCGAGACCAGCAACACCACCACGCAGGCCACGTCGGCTACCGCCCTGGCGTTCGTCTCGGCCACCTGGTACACGCTGCGGTTCGAGTTCGACCCCAACGACGGCACCACCGGAAAGGTGACGTTCTTCGCGGCCAGCGGCACCGGCGCCTTCCAGCGGCTGGCGCAGAAGGACATCACGCTGGCGAGCCTGGCGGAGATGCACGTGCTGCTGGGCGTGAAGGCCGGCGGGGCCAACGAGGAGAACCTGCTGGTCGACTACGTGGACATCTGGGCCAAGCGCTGAGCCTGGCCGGCGAACTGGGTCCTTTCCTGGCGGGTAGGCGGCAGCTGCAAGGCCGCCTACCCGACCGGGGAGGGCGAGGAAACCACCATGAGCATGACGCAGAAAAACGGCGCGATCCAGGGGCACTGCCTGACCTTCATCAACTCCGCGGCGACGGTGGCCGTTGCGACCAACACCGAGCTGGGCGAGGTCTACTGCAACGGCGTGGAGAGCCTTGGCTTTCGCCTGGGCAACGCCGCCGGCGGCGGGGCCCTGGACGCCTTCATCGTCCAGTTCAAGTACCATCCCAGCGGCGAGTACGTCACGGTGGCCAGCATCGCCACCGACTTCACCAACAAGGTATTCCCTGTGGTTGGCGCGTCGGCGTCTCCCGTGACGCTGGCGGCCGGCTCGGACGTATTCATCGCCCTGGATGTCCGGGGCGTCCACTCGGTGAAGTTCCTGGCCTCGGCCGACACCGATCCGGCGTCGGCGACCATCGAGGGCGGCGGACGGTAGAGCGGGACTTCGGCAACGAAACAACGCGACGGAAGGTGAACAGTGGACTACGAGCTACTGCGAACGATCATCAAGAGCAACCCGAGAACGATAGGCCTTTGGGCCAGCGGGCGGGACCAGGACATCGCGGACATCCTGAACGATGTCGACGTGGACATTCAGGTCAACCGTGGAGTCGTTCCGAGCAACGAGTTCCTATCTCTCCTGGACCCGTCGGAGTTTGCGTCGCTCACGCAGATACAAAGCCAATCGTTCGGGCTGTTCCTTGCCAGCGGATCGGTGGACATGAACGCCGTTCCAGTGGACCAACTGGCGGGAATCATGCCCGACAAGACGAAGGCGAAGATCAAAGCCCACAAGACACGACCCGGCTCGATTTCCGAACGCGACCTTGGCGGTCGAGTTACCGCTGCGGACGTGGGCAAGGCCCTGAAGCCTGACCGTCCTGAAGGGAGGGCGAACAATGCCAACTGAGATTCTGACCAAGGACGGAACGCCCATCGTCTGGGCCGACACGACGGACTACAACCCCGCCGCCGGAGTAGTGTTCACGCGCACTCACCAGATCGACCTGACTTCACTTGCCAACGGTGCGGCAAGAGAGGGCGAAAAGGCGGACCTTGGCGCGGCGAGGGCCAAGACGTTCAGCGTGAATGTTGGGCTCGAAATTGACGTTGCGCCGACGGCCGGGACTCTCATCGACGTGTACTGGTACTCGTCGTACTCCGCTACTGCCGGGCTGGCGAACAGCGGCGGCGCGACTGGCGCAGACGCGGCATGGCCAGCCGACGGGAACGAAGACGAGTGGGCTCCGCAGTTGCTTTACATCGGGTCGCTGGTCTGCACGAACGACGCGGCGACTACCGTGCAGCGCGCGTGCATCAATCCGGCGTTCAGTCCTCCGACGCGATACGGCGGAGTCATCGTTGACAACAACTGCGGGCAGGCGTTCGAGGGCGATGCGGTCGAGATGTACGTCGCCCTGGTCCCCAACCCCGACGAGAGCCAATAGCGCATGAAGGTCAAGTACCTCAACCCGCCTCGCCCCGGACAGATCGACCTAGCCCAGCCGGTCGATTGGTCCAACCCGCAAGCGCGCGGACTGGTTGCGTACTATCCGCTCTGGCTTACGGGCTCTCAAATCGCCTTCGACATGGCACGGAGGCTGCGGACGATTCAAGAGTCCGGCGACTATCCATCCGTTTCTACTGATGCGACGTTTGGCCGCGCGCTTTCGTTCAACGGGAGCAGCGACAGGCTCATATCGACGGATACGCCGTACATCTTTCGCGGGTATACGTTTTCGGTCTGGTTCAACTCGACCAGCAGCACGACGCAACAGACCATGTTTGGAAAGGGTTCCGTGGTCGGGACGGGAGCGCTGATGTACCTCGGACTCGTAGGGGACGCGGCTGGCGACCCCGTTCGCATGGGCGTCTACGACGGAGCCAACTCTTCCGCAGCGAACACCACTACCGCATACCCGACCAACCAATGGGCGCTGGCCACCGGCGCGGTCAACGCGAATGGATCGACCGTCGCCTGGCTGAACGGCGGTAGCAAAGGGACTGACGCAACGGCCACAAACGAGCCTGCCGGAACGGTCATGTTCATGGGCTTGAGGTACTGGAACTCATCTTTCGACCGTTACTTTGCTGGCAAGCTCGGAGAGGTCCGAGTCTACAACCGCGTCCTGTCCGACAACGAAGTCTACAATCTCTGGCAGCCCACGACTCGCTGGTCGATGCTGCGGACGCTGACGGGTAGAAGGACGTTCTATGTGCCGGCGGCGGCAACCGACCCCGAAGCCAATCTCATCGGCGGCAAACTCATTCGCGGGGGCCTACTGCGCCGCCGCCTTGTTGCATAGGAGAACCCATGAACCTGACTGACATCGAGAACCTGACGGCGGCACAACTCAAGGCCCAAAGCATCGAGCTTTCCGAGGAGGCTGCGAAGTCCGACCCGAAGGAACTGGCCAAGCGCTACATCAAGGCCCGCATCGACGCGGCGACACGCGACGAGAAGCTGGCCGAGCAAGGCAAAACGATCACCAGCCTCAATGAAGCGCTTGAGGCGCAGAAGAAGCTGGCCGCCACTGCGGAAGCGCAGGCGACCGATTTTGCCTTGCGGCTTCGCAAGGCCGGTGAGGACGCCAAGGCGACGGCTCAGGCGATTCAGGCTACGGCCAGCGAGCGAGACGCGGCCATCCATGCTGCACAGAAGGCACAGGCCATCGCCAAGGCCCGCCGCGCCGCCCTGGTGGACGTGCTGGACTTCGCGGCCCAACTGAACGCCAGGGTCGGCAAGCTGCTGGTCAGCGAGGAGTAGACCATGGGATGCGAGCCGTATCCAATCGCGGGCAGTACGCTCATCGTGGACTTCGACACGTTCGACGGCGGGACCGGCGCCAGCATCACCATGACCGGCCTTGCGACAACGGACATCGAAATCTACAAGGCCGGCTCGACCACCCAGCGGGCCAGCGACAACGGCTACGCGCTGCTGGACACGGACGGGATCGACTTCGACGGAATCACCGGCATCCATGGATTCTCCGTTGACCTGAGCGACAACTCCGATGCCGGGTTCTACGCCGTGGGCTCGCAGTACACCATCGTCGTCAGCTCGATCACCGTGGACGGGCAGACGGTCAACTTCATCGCCGGGCGGTTCCGGATCGCCTCGGCGACACGCGGGCTGGCCGGAACGGCGCTCCCTGACGCTGCCGCAGACGCGGCGGGCGGGCTGGTCGTATCTGACGCAGGCGGACTGGATGCGGACACCGTGGCGTCCAACGTCGCGGCGATCCTCGCCGACACCGGGACGGACGGAGTTGTCGTTGCGGCCGGTAGCAAGACCGGCTACTCCCTTGCCGCCGATCAAAGTGCAGTCACCATCGGGACCGTCACTACGCTGACTGGTCACACCGCCCAGACGGGCGACGTGTACGCCCTCGCCAACGGGGCAAGCGGCTTTGTGGCTCTCAAGGGCGACACCGCGGCGATCCTGCTGGACACGGGCACGGACGGGGTAGTGGTCGCAGCCGCGTCAAAGACCGGCTACGCCCTGTCGGCCACCGGCATGGACCTGGTGACTCTGCCTGCCGGGATTATCACCGCCACGTCGATAGCCGCTGCGGCATTCAACGGCAAGGGCGACTGGCTTTTGAGCAGCGCCGACGGCTCGACGTTTACGGCTGTCCCCTGGAACGCAGCGTGGGACGCCGAAGTGCAGAGCGAGGTCGACGACGGCCTGAAGGCGCTCTACCTCCAGTACCTCTTCCACACGACCTACGATCCGGCAAGCAAGCCCGGGTCGGCCGACGCCCTGCTGAACGAGTTGATCGAGAACGACGGCGGGGTGAGCCGCTACACCGCCAATGCGCTGGAGCAGGCGCCAAGCGGTGGCGGGGGAAGCACCAACAACTACGACATGCACATTGATTCCTGGAGCATCGAATGAGCACAACGTACATCCGGGCGATATTCAAGGACGACGGCGGGGTCGCGTTCGATCCGACCAGCGTCAAGCTGTCCGACCCGACAGGCGCGTACGGGGTCAAGCGCAACGACACCAATGCGGTGGTGGTCGTGGACGACACGGCTATGACCAATACGGCCGTTGGCTACTACGAGTACTCCTTCACCGATCCCGCTTACGACCTGACGTACACCGCCTATATCGAGTACGTGATCGACGGCGAGACATACCGCACGCCCAAGACGGTGACCGGGACGACAACGCCAGCCAGCAGCGGGCACCAGCGGACGCTGAAGCAGATGTGCGTCGAGGCGCTCAACCTGCTGGGCTTCAACAGCGGGGCGGTCGATGACACTTGGCTGGCCGGCGACGGGGCGACGTGGTACGCCCGGTGCAAGGGCTGGTGCAACGAGGCCGCCCAGGAGTTCGCCAACACCGGGCCCTGGCCCTGGCTGGAGGACTGCGAGGGCACCCTGTCGATCGCAGAGGATGCCTGGGAGCTCGACCTTCCGGCTGGGTTCCGCCAGCTTCTGGCCAGCCCGTGCCTGACGGGCGAGGACATCTGGCTGATCCCGGTGACTCAGCAGGAGCTGGACGATCGCCGCGCCGACTCGACCACCAGCTCCACGCCGGAAGTCTACTGCGTAACCTACGACTCGACCAGCCTGCGGCACAAGGTCCAGATCGACCCGCCCGCCGGAGAGGCGTACACCGCGACGATCCGCTACAGCCGCATGCTGCCGGCCCTGAGCGCCGACAACGACGTTCCCGAGTGCCCGCCGCACCTTCACTACGTGATCCAGGGCGGCACGATCGCGGTAGCCGAGGAGCGGCACAACGGCGTGATCGGCGGGCCGGCCCGCACGATCTTCGACCGCCAGCGGCTGGAGGCCTGGCAGCGGTGGGGCCTGCACGAGAGCCGGCCCGGCCGGCTGAAGGCCCATCGCCATATCCGTCGCGATCGCGGCGTTCGCCGCGTGCCGTACAACGTTACCGTGACCCATCCGCTGGCATGAGGACGGTGAGACAATGGCCCAGAACCTGACCCATTTCGAGACGCCCAAGGCCAAGCTGAAGTGGCTGGATGGCACGACGCCCAACGGGCACACCTGGTACAAGCGGTACTACCACGTGCCGCCCGCCCAGGCCGACGCCATGCTTGCCGCGCACGCCGCCGGCAGCGTGGTCCCGGGCATGACGCTCAGCGCGGTCAACCCGCTGCTGGGGCCCTACATCCGCTCGATCTACAAGGGCAAGCTGGTGGACGATAACGGGGTCAAGGCGGAGATCATCGTCGAAGGCAAGCTTTTCGCGGCCGACAGCTAGGAGCCAATCCATGGCGTACACGAGAATCAAGGGAACCGACTATCGCACCACGGCCGACAAGCTGATCGTCCAGACCGTCGGCGTCGCCGACAACGAGGCCGATACCGGCGTGCCCAAGCGGGGCGACTCGCTGAGCACCCCGGCGATCAGCACCACGCTGGCCCCCAAGTGCGAGGGCCGCAATACCACCGACAAGAGCGAGCCGGGCCGGGTGCTGATCTACTCCACCTGGACCGCCCCGCTGGCCCATGCCGAGGCCCATCCGTAGGAGACGGCCGTGTCGATCTGGACCTACGAAGTCAAGCGATCGCGACGAGCCCAGCGCCCGGGCGGGCTGGGCTGGACGCGTCGCGTCCTGTGCCGCCAGGTCCCCAAGGCCAGCAGCGACAGCCTGGTCCCGGCCGAGTACAGCTACTTCCCCGGAGAGAGCGGCAAGCACGGCGCCCGCCTGGTCAGCTCCGTGATCGACCGCGAGGGCTCGCCCAACAGCGACGACGTCACGCTCGATTACCGGCCGCTGACCTGCGAGGAGTGGCTGGAGGCGACGGTCAACAAGGGCGTGCTGCACTGCTACGGGTCGGTGACCGGCCGGCGGGTGCGGACCTGGACGCCCAACGCGCCCAATACGATCAGCGGCGGCTGGAACGGCGACATGGCCGGTTGGACCGGGGCCCTGGCCACCATGTGGAGCCGGCTCTACGGCGGCGGAACCAACGGATCGGCTCCGATCGTGCTGGAGGGACCCGACCCGTCCGACGAAACCGGACGGGATTTCTACCAGGTCGTCAGCGGAAGCAACCAGGCCTTCAGCGGCCAGACGGTCTACGAAGTCTACAGCATCATCGACAACCGCGACGCCTACTTCTTCCAGTTCGCCGGCAAGGTCGGCTGCTACAACAACATGCCCATGGGCACGTTCCCGCTGGCTCCGATGGCGAGCCGGGCCGGGCAGTGGCTGCTGATCGGCATGAGCTGCACCCCGCGGCCGGCGGCCAAGCGGATCTTCACCATGCGGCACCGCTTCCTGCTGACGGCCAACCCGCTGGGCATGGGCTGGGCGGAGCCCTGCGTAACGCAGAAGTTTCGCGTGGAGGTCCGCCAGCTCGAGGTGCTCGACGCCGACGGCGAGGACACCGGCGAGCTGGCCAGCGTGGCGTTGCCCGTGCCGGTGGGCGAGGGCAATGAGGTTCACCTGATCGAATCCGCCAATTTCAGCCCCATCGAGGAGCTGCTCCAGAACTCATGGTAGAGCGCGACGACAACCTCCAGACGCCCGAGCCCGACGGGGAGCCGACGCCGATTCCTTCGCAGCCCGCGATCGAGTCCGACCCCCGGCCGCCGGATCGACCGTCTCCGGCGGCCGGGGCGGACCTTCCCGACGTGGCCAGGGACCCCCAGCCGCCCGAGCCGGCGGTCGAGGCGATCGCCGCCCCGGACGGCCTTCCGGCCGTGGCCCGCGACCCCCAGCCGCCGGACGATCGCGACGAGGACCTGCGTCGGCAGGTGGAGGACCTGGCCCGCGAGCTGGAGGAGCTCCGCCAGCGGGTGGACGAATCCGACCAGCGGGATCCCGGCGACGCGTCGTCGGCGTTTCACCGGCTGGAGACTACGGCCTGGCCGTCGCTGCACTTCGGCGACCGCGCCGTTGGGCACGCCGGTCCTGACGGGCAGAGCGTCGGCTTCGAGCCTCCGTACAAGCACGCCTTCGAGATGCTGAGCGGCGGAAAGGAAAAAGTGGCCGGAGTGATTGCGGCCAATGCCGCCGGCGGAGGCAAGTACGACGGGAAAGTGCTCACGGGCCGCTCGACCGCCGCGGCGGCTGGAAATCTGGGCATGCCCGAGGGGCTGGATGCTCCTGCTGCCAGCGACGCCCTGGTGCTGAACCTGGACGAAGACGGTTTGCCGACCCACTGGCTGAAGACCGGGACCTACTTCGAGGGCGTCAAGGTCGGCATGACCGAAGAGGCGACGCCGAGGATGATCGTGGTCATCCCTCGTGGTGTGGCCCGGACCGCTTCGCCTTCGACTCTTGGCAGCGGCGCAGAGGGCAGCGAGACTGCCGACACGAAGGAATGGCAGCGGGATGCAGTCGCTGCCGGAGACGTGTACGGAGACTGCCCTCTGGAGGCATGGTTCGTTTCCAGAACGGTCTACAACGAGGCGGGAGACGAGATCCTCTACCAGATGATGCGAAAGGCGTCCTTCGACGCCCAAGGTCGGCTTTGGAAGATCAGCGCGGAAACGCGAGTCACCGTCGATGAACCGGACGATTGCTGATGGCGCATCTGAAGAAAGACAGCGTGAGCGGACACCTGCTCAAGACGAGCACGGGGCACTTATCAAAGACGTGCCTGCCCGACTGCGAGAATTGCGCGGACGGGACTCCAGCGTCGATTCAGGTCGTCTTTTCAGGCGTGACACTGTGTGAGAGTTGCAAGAATATCGGATCAGACTGCGGGCAAGTCACGTCTGGAAGCGTTGACGGAACCTATGTTCTGACCTATGGCGCAGTCTGCCAGTGGAACGGGACGGTGTCCGTCACGGTGGAGTTGTGGGACTCCAATGCGGACTGCCCGGGCACGCCCGACATCACGATCGAGACGTTCTATATCAGGCTCTGGAAGATCGGCGGTCGTCAGTGGAAGCTCGTAGTGGTCTCTGAGCCCCAGGATTCTCCTTCAGACAGGGACGGGTGTTATCTGTTCTACGGAATTGACAGCGCCTCTTACGAGGACGAGGACAAGTGCCAGAGCGGGTTCCCGACAATTGACAACGACTGGACCGACTGCTGGCCCTACATCATCCACGACAACGTGGCGGCCGGATGGATGGGCTATAACGGATCGGCAACGCTGAGCATCCCATGAAAACGGCGACGATAGATTGCACGAACGCGACGGACGCCGGCCTGGTTGACAAGGTCGAGTGCTCGATCGGAGTCTATCGCCCGCAGTACTCGTATTGTGCCATTTGTAAGAAAAGATCGCCGGGGAAGCTCGTCGAGGTATCCGCCAGAGAAGACCCCGGCTGCGAGAATGAACAACTGGCCGAGATCCGCCAACTCTGCTTCGGCTGCAAGGCGTGCGAGTTCTGGACGCTGACGACGTGCGAACAAAAGAAGAGACTGAAGGCCGGGCATCTGTGCATCAAGCATTTGTGGCCCGAGAAAGAGGTAACTGACCATGGCTGACACGAGACTCTGGGACGGCGGAGCGGCCGACAACAACATTGCCACCGCGGCCAACTGGTCGGCGGACACCGCGCCGATCACCGGCGACTCGGCGGGCTTTCCAGCCCTGGACGCCGCCGCCGCCCTGGACGTCGACGGGGCGGACTTCTCGGCGGCGGCGCTGGTGGACTTCATCGTCGAGGACAACTGCTTCGTCAACTTCGGCAGCCGCCTGACGGCCCTGAAGCTCGACTGCGACTACTTCGAGTTCTCCGGCGACGGGAAGTACGCCTACTTCGACGTGATCAACTGCGCGGAGCTGCGGATCCTCGGCGGCGGCTCGGCCGCCAGCGGGCACAGCTTCGGCGTGAGCCTGCTGGGCAGCACCAACACGCTGCTGATCGTGGACGCCTTGGCCGTGACGCTGGGCATCGCCGCCGGCGTGGGCCAGTCGGCGACGTTCACGACGATCCAGCACCTGGCCGGCGCCACGACGCTGGGCGACGCGGTGACCTGCACGAACTTCATCATGTCCGGCGGCACGGTGGTCAATTCGACCGAGCTGTCGGGCACGCTGAGCATGTATGACGGGTACTTCACGCAGGTGCGCAACAACCCGGCGACGCTGACCGTTCGCGGCGGGCGGTGCTACTACAACTCCACCGACGCCCCCACGACCTGCAACCTCTACGACGGGGTGCTGGACCTGTCCAAGGACGGGCGGGCGAAGACCTTCGCGACGCTGAACTGGTACGGCGGGCAGATCTACGACCCCCGCAACATCCTGACCGTCACGACCCTCAACCGCTACAAGGGCGGCACCCTGACCGTCAACTAAGGAGCACTGCCATGGCGTTCTATCCGATCCCCAACCGAGGCGGCTCGATGAAGCCCCGCCAGCCTTTGCCCGGCACGCTGCCCGCGATGGGCGACCCCGGCCGCAACCCGTTCGCCGCGACGATCCTTCCGCCGCCCCCGGCGCCCACGCCCGCGACGATGCCGGCGCCCGGTGGCGCGGCCGGCAGCACGGGGCCCCTCCGCGACGACGCGGGACTGGAGCGGCTGCTGAACCCCATGGCGGCCGACGAGTCGCCCTTGACCCGGGCGGCCGTCGCGCAGATGCAACTGGCCCCGGACCCGGCGGCGCCGCCGTCGGGCGGCGGGGGCGAGCTGCCCGGCCGGATCTCCTTCGGGCAACTGGACGCCCTGGGCGGATCTCCGACGCCGTCGCCGGCGGCAATGCCGGCGGTGTCTCTTCCGCCCCGGCTGACCGACCCGACCCGGCCGGGCCTGGTCCCGCGCGAAATGCTCCGCCTCCGCATCGGCGAGAGCGACCGGGACCGCATGCTCGGCGACACCCGCTACGGCCTGGAGGCCACGGCGGGCGAGCGATTGGCCCGAGGCAACCGGGCGATGCTCGAGGCGGCGCGGGCCCAGGCGGACCTTCAGGAGTTCAACCGCGGCCGGCTCGACGCCGGGCGGCAGCGCGAGGCCGCGGCCGCCGCCGATCGCCAGGCGTCCGGGCGGGTGGGCTCCATCGGCTTCCAGGCCGGCGGCATGGAGCAGCCGGTGTTCCTGACCAACTCGGCAGGCCAGCAGGGGGCGGCGACGATCCGGGGCGGGCAGGCGGAGACGATCGCCCCCGAGACGGGGATGGCCATGGCCCGCGGCGGGCTGGTCGACGCCATGAAGGCGCAGGCGGACCTGGAGCGGCAGCAGGCCTCCGAGCAACAGGCCGCCCGCGAGAACTACTACAGCCGCGACCTGCGCAGGCAACTGATGGACGACTTCCTGAAGACGCCGCCCGGCACGGGCCTGGGCCAGTTCGAGCAGGACTGGATGCGGCGAAACCGCACCGCCAACCGCCGGGGAATGCCCCTGTAACGGGAGACAGACCATGACGCCACGACAACGACTCGTCCGGACGGCGATCGACCAGGAAATGGACCCCCGGCTGGCCCGGGCCGCCACGGCCGACAACGCCAGCCGCCAGGCCCTGCTCCAGGCGGCAATCGCCTCCGACACCCAGACCGGCCTGGCCACGGCCGACATGCAGTCCCGCCAGAACCTGGCCGGGACGGAACTGGCCGCCCGCGAGCGGATGCAGCAGGCCGAGCTGGGCCAGCAGCGCGACCTGGCCGGGACGGAACTGGCCGCCCGCGAGCGGATGCAGCAGGCCGAGCTGGGCCAGCAGCGCGACCTGGCCGACCGCCGAGAGCGGCAGGGCAACCAGTCCAGCCTCCGACAGCTCGTCGCCGCGCAGATGGGCAACGTGCGGCCGGAGTACCAGGGCCCGCTGCTCAAGGCCGCCGGTCTGGACCTGGAAGGCGTGCTGGGCCAGTTCCCCGGCTCTCAGGCGGGCCAGACGGCCGGGCAGAGGCCGCCCGGGATCTTCAAGCCGCAACTGGGCCAGAGCGGACTGGCCCGAATCGCGTCGATCATGCAACGGGCGGATGAAGCCGAAGGCCTGGGCCAGAGCGATCTGGCCGACCAGCTCCGACAACAGGCCGCCCAGATCGAGCGGGGCGAGCAGCCCGGGCCGATCAGCGGGGCGGCCCAGCAGCAGGCGGGCCTGATGGGGCAGATTCGGACCGGTCAGGCGTTGAACCAGCTTGCCCCCGTGCTGGCAGAGATCGGAGACCCGGCCGGCGGGGACCAGGCGGGAATCCAGTCGATCATGAACCAGGTCCAAAGCGCCCACCAGGGCGACAGCGGCTGGCTGGGGCGGCTGTCCAACACCAGCGGCGACACCTATGCCCAGGAGCTGGTCAACAACCCGTCCTTTGGCGGCTGGGCCAGCGACGCGGCAAGGCGGTTGGTCAATCAGGGCGTTCCGGTGGAGCAGATCCCCACCATGCTGAGCGATATGGCCTGGAACGCCTTCATGCAAGGCCCGATCGGCAATATGCAGGTCGGGGAGTGGACGCTGTGGCCTGGTCATGCCAAGGAATCGGCCGCCCTGAAGGTCAAGACGGCCGTGGCCAACGCGGTAGGGCCCTACGTCCAGCAGCTACGCGGGCGAAGCTCCCCCTTGCTCCAGCAGGTCAAGGCACAGATGGCAATGGCTGGGCAACGGATGTTTGGGAGTTAGGGAGTATATTTGTAGTGGCAAACTTGGCGGCGTCGATGTGGGCGGCATGAACGTCGATGATGCCCTTGGTCCATTCATAGCGACCGTTGTACTTCTGGTCGAGTCGGTACTGGTTGTAGGCGAGAAATGAGACGGCGAGCATGAGGATCACCAGGACGACCACATTCACGATGAACAGCACCCCAACCGTCTTGTCGCTTATCTTCATGGGTTCATTCCCCCCGTCTGAGGTACTGGAGGCCCCAGCGGCAGAACAGCAGCAGGGCGATGCCGACGATGTAGCCGATCGGGGCTCCAGACACGGGCGGGGTCCTTTCTCTGGCCGAAATTATACGCGGCGACCAAGTGTCCGGCAAGTATGGCAGACGGAAAACCTGGAGGCGGCATGACGGCCCTTCCGGCCCTGGACATCCTGAGGCCCGCCGCGAGGGCGATCCCGGAGATTCGGCTGCCGTCGCTGCCACGTCTGCCCGGCGTACAGCCTTTGCCCCAGTTGGTCAGCGAGTACAACAACACCTTCTCGCAATGGCAACAGCGGCGACAGGGCCAGGAACGGCCGGAAACGGGCCCAGGAGTGACGATCGCCGGAAAACCGACTCCCGGGCCGGTTCTACCCCTAAGGTCTTCACCTGAGGTCGCTGGCGGCCTCCAGAATCGACGCAGTAAGCCCCGATTGGACCCGGAAGACCCCGAAACCTACGAGAAGCTCCGCCCCACGGTCCAGAGGGTGGCAGAGCAGTCGTCGGGCTGGAGCGACTTCTTCAGCGGGCTTATGCGGGTGATCGATGTGATCGACATCCCCCGCATGGCCGTCAACCAGGCGCTGAACCTGGTGATTGGGGCCAAGGCGTCCAGTCCGGAACCGTCGATCCTGGGCGGCCAGCGGATCTACGGGGCGGACGTAATGCGCCGCTTCGGCATCGAGAACCGCGCCGCCCAGCTTGTGGGGGGGTTTCTGTGGGACGTGGTCACCGATCCGCTCTCCTGGCTGACGGGGTTTGGCGGAGCCGCAAAGACCGCAGCCAAGGTCTCCGTGGGCGGCAAGGCGGCCGTGCTTCAACGGGGCGTGGCCAAGACCGCCCGGCAGTTCCTGGGCCAGGGCCAGAGCGGCAAGGCCCTCAAGTTCCTCTCCGAGTCGGCCGGCGTGCCGCTGGCCCAGCTCGACAGCCTGGTCCCCGCGGCGGCCGCCGCCGGGCGGGGCGAGGACCTGGCCCGCATCCTGGGCGCCACCGCCCGACAGGCCGGTGAGGCGGGGATCGACTGGACGCGGCGGGTGGCCCAAAGCGGCGACGAGCTGGCGGGGCTGCTGACCGAGATCGGCAAGAGCAGGCCGGCGGCCATCGGATCGGTCTTCGAGGAGCTGGTGGTCAAGGGCGGCCTGGCCCGCAAGGGCCTGCGCCTCTCGACCGAGCCGCTGCGGAACTTCCCGCTGCTGGGCCGCGGATTCAAGAAGGTTCTTCCGGCCGGTGCGGAGATCCCGCTGACGTTGCCGGGCGTACTGGCCCAGTCTCCCCGGACGCTCTACGGCATCGCCGGAGCGACGGCGGGCGGACTGGCCGCCGACGAAGGCGACACCCTGCCGGCGATGATTGGCGGGGCGGCGCTTGGCGCGATCGCGGGCCCGCGCCTGGGTCGGTTCATGAAGCGGTCCAAAGGGGTGGACGCGATCCGCAAGAGCCTGGTGGCGGTATTCGGGCGGGGCGGGTCGGCGAAGGTCCGCCACCTGGAGCGGATCCGCAAGAACTGGCAGCGGGCGGTCGGGGCGGCCAACCAGGCGGACCTGGAGACCGTGCCCGGCCGGGCGGTGGCCGAGATCGAGGACTTCCGCAAGCTCTTCCAGTCCACCACCGGCGTGGACCTGGGCAGCGAGGGGGCGGTCGCCGCGGCGCGGCTGTTCACCAACGCCCAGGAACTGGCCGACATCCGGCCCGACGACATGATCTCGATCATGGCCGGGATCATTGCCGACACCGGGCAGGCCGTGGGCAAGGCCCGCGGCGGCGGTCTGCTGGCCAGCGAGGCGTGGGGGACCCTGTCGGGCAAGCTGGTGCGGGGAAAGCAGGCGGTGGAGTACTCCGCCCCTGAGCTGAAGGCCGCTGCCGGCGTGCGGCCGACGCATCTGATCGTGCCCGACCAGGCCGGGGGGTTCTCGATCCTGAAGGCCAACGTGGACGACGCGGGTAAGGTTCGCCCCCAGCGGGTGGACGCCTACAACACCCTGGACGAGGCGGTGGCCCGCGTGGAGCAGTCCATGGGCGGCAAGGCCCTGGTGCTGGAGGCCGACGAGTCGGGCCGGCTGTTGAGCCCGGCCGCCCGGGACCCGTCGCTGATCCCGCCCGAGGCCCGGCTGCCGCTGAGCGGCGGGCTGGAGCCGATTTCCTCCGCAAAGGAAGCAGGCGCAGGGACTGCCCTGGCCGCGGAAGAGCCTGCCGACGTGGTTCGGGGCGTTCGCTCGGTTGCCCGCAAGCTTCGCAAGGAGCGCAAGGAACTGGCCGCGCAGATCACCGAGTTCGGACAGCAGCACGGCCTGGACGTCAATGAGTTGCGGGCGGCCGACGACGCGAGACTGATGGAAGAGGGATTCGACGCCCTGTCCACCACGTTCCGGGGCCCGATCCCCACCGAGCTGCTGGAGGCGACCAGCTCCAAGGCCATGCGACCGCTTCGGCGGCTGCTCAAGGGCAACGTCGCCGGGGCGACCGAGGGCGAGGACGTGCTCAAGCGGCTGGGGACCGACGAATACCTGCGCCAGCTTGCCCTTCGGCGTGACGTGTTCAAGCCGGGCAAGGACGTGGAGCGGATCCTGAACGACGTGGAGCGGCTCGCGAAGAACGCCCAGCAGGGCGATCCGCAAATCGCCGCGGCGGTGGAGCGGTACCGGTTCCTGAGCGACGAAGGGTTGCTGCTGGAAGAGGCGGCCACCCGAACGCCCGGCAGCCGCAAGTTTTCGGCCGAATATCTGGCTGCCGTGCCCCCACAAGCAAGGCCCAGATCATTTCCCAATTGGGGCGACGAAGCCCGCCCGCCGCTGCCGAGCGAAGTTCCGGTGGCCGGAGCGTCGCGGCCCGGCGCGTTGATCAGCCCCGAAGACGAGGCGCTGCTGGGGCTCAACCGGCCGGTGAAGTCGGCGGCCGACGCCATCGACGTAGGGCCCTTCAGCGACGAGCTCGGCCGCGAGCTGGGCGCGACGACGGATGGGCAGAGCGTAGCCAAGGTCCTGGCCGACGGCGGCAACCCGACGCCGGGCTTCGACGTGCTCGAGCTGGACCGCACGCTGGCCCCGCCGCTGGCGGCCATGGTGCGAAACTCTCGCGGGCGGTACCTGGCCCAGGAAGTGGGCGAGCGGAGCGCCGGCGCCCTGGAGTCGGCGGCGGAAGCGGCCCGGCGGGCGGGCTCCACGCTCGACGAGCCGTGGAAGGTCGCGTATGTGCCCCACCGGATCACGGCGGGCGAGGCCCAGAAGCAGAACCGGCTAGTGGGCTGGTTCTCCAAGGCGGTCAAGCGACGCAAGCAGGCCTTCCAGAATCTGAGGTCCAACAAGGCCCAGTCCATCGAGGAGATCAACGCCGCCTATGCCGCCCGGGGCGGCGGCAAGGAACTGTTCGAAACCAACCCGGCCTGGTACGAGACGCTGCGAACGCTCGAGCACAACCGGGCGATGGGCAACGCCCACTTCCTGGCCGAGGTCGCCGATCAGTACGGCACGAAGATCCCCAAGAGCGGGGCGATCCCCAAGGGCCTGGTGAAGATCACCGGGACCGACTCGAAGCTCTTCGCCGCCCTGGACGGCTACGCCTTCCACAGCGACGTGGCGGACTATCTCAAGCGGGTCGATCGCCTGTGGCGAAAGCCGGGGCCCATGATGGAGGCGTTCGACAAGGTTCTCGGCACGCTCAAGGGCTGGATGCTGACCGCTCCCGCCTATCACGGGCGCAACCTGGTCTCCAACGCCTGGCAGATGATGGCCGGAGAAGGCTTCGGCCTGGCCAGCGTGCACGACGGCTATCGCGCCCTGTGGGCGGCCCGGCAAGGGCACGCCAACCGACTGGGGCGAGTGCTCAAGGGCACGGTCAACCCGGCGACGAAAAACCCCTATACCTGGGGCGAGCTGATTGACCAGCTCGACAGCCTGGGGCTGACGAACAAGACCTTCTTCGACGAGCCGATCGACCAGGCGGTGCGGAAGATCCTGGACGGCCAGGGCGGCCGGGCGGCGGCGCAAAAGCTCAAGCCCTGGCAGCTCGACCAGTACAACCGGCGGATCGGGAGCTTCCTCGAGGACGGCTCCAAGGTGTCCTTTGTGGTCGAGCGGCTCAAGCGAGGCGACGCGCTCCAGCAGGCCGTCGATCGGGCCCAGCGGTTTCTCTTCGACTACACCGACTTGACCGCCTTCGAGCGGCAGAACTTCCGGCGGCTGTTCCCGTTCTACTCCTGGGCCAAGAACAACGTGGCGCTCCAGGTGGACCTGCTCTTCGAGCGGCCGGAGATCGCCGCGATGTACCCCAAGCTCAAGGGCTCGATCGAGGGCTCGCTTCCTGAAGGCCAAGTCGTGCCCGATGCCCTGCGGCCGGACTATGTCCGCAAGGAGGCCGGCACGCAGATCGGCGGCGGGCTGACGCCGGCGTTCATGAACCTGCCCAACCTGCTGCCGCTGAGTGAGCTGAAGTACCTCAGCCCCGGCGGGCTGGCCCGCGGCGCGGTCGACCTGGCCAATCCGATGCTGAAGGGTCCCATCGAGCTGGCCATCAACAAGGACCTCTTCTTTGACAAGCCGATCCGCAGCTATCCGGGGCAAACCTCGAAGTTCGTCGGCCTGGACGTGCCGCCCGAGTTGGCCCATGTCGCCGGGGTGTTCCGCCCGGCCAGCGAGATCAACCGGATCACCTACGGGATGCAGCGGGGCGAGGACCTCTCCACGATCGCGGGCCGGTTCACGGGCCTGAGGGTATTCGAGGGCAACCTGCCGCGGGAGATCGCCCGTTTCGAGCGGCGTCAGGCCGAGACTCGCGGCTACATGCGGGCCAAGGCGAAGATCGCCCTTGCCAATAACGACGTCGCCGGCGCCGAGCGGATCGCGGCGCTGTTTGACGACAGCGGCATGGGCGAGGACGCGATCAAGACGCGGATGCTGATCGCCGAATCGACCGGCGACTACGGGGCGGCCCGCCAGCTCGCCATGGACCTGGCCGATCGCGCCAGACAGCGGAAGGCGGTCGAGGTCGGACAGACCCAGGTCGCCCAACTGAGCAGGGACCTGAAAGGAGCGTGATTTGTGACCGCAGCCGAATGGCAGCACCTGGTAGTCGAGAAGCTCGACAAAGTGCTTCAGCAGCAGGCCGCCACGGGGCAGACGCTCGTGTCCATCCAGCAGCGGCTCGACGAGCACGGAGAGACCCTGTACGGCAACGGCCGGCCGGGTCTCAAGGAGCGAGCCGTCACGGTCGACAATGCAATTTCCGGTCTACGCGGCGAGGTCACACGGATCCAACGACGCTGCGCCGAGCAGCATAAGCCGCCCGGGGCCTGGTCGAAGATCTGGCCGACGATCGTATCGACCGTCATTGCGGCCGTGGTCCTGGGGATCCTTGCTTGGGCGATGGGGCTCTGGCGGGACACCACGACGAAAAAGCTTACCCAATTGAACTACAGTGCGCAACATGCGCAGAAAGGACCTACCCCATGAGCGAAGAAGTTAAACCCGGATCGAAGACCAGTGAGTTCTGGACGGTAATCGTCTCGATGGTCGGGCTGCTGGCCCCGCTGGCGTGGGCGATGGTGGACAAGAACCCGACCGTCGCGGCAGTGGTGGGCGGGATCATCGCGTTTCTGTCCCTGGGCTACGCGTTCTGCCGGACCTGGATCAAGAAAGAGGAGTCCGGCGAGATCGACATTCTGAACCCCGAATGGCAAGCCAAGTTCAAGGACGCCCTCGACCGAATCCAGGAGATTGCCCATGCCGCCGGCAAGCCGCTGGGCGTGCTGCTGCTGTGCTTCTTGCTGCTGGGGTCCGCCGGCTGCTCGGCGGACCTGGTCGCTCGCGAGGCCGTACGTGCGGATCGAGGCCTGGACAACGCTATCGCCAACCGAGAGAGCCTGATTGAGACGCTCCAGCAGACCCAGGCCATCGTCAATGGCCAAGCGGCCAAGCTTTTGGCCGAGGCCGTCAAGGCCGCGCCGGACAAGACGGGCGAGCTGATCGAGGTCGAGATGGCCAGTCGCGAAAAGCAGCGGTTGGCCATTGCGGATTTCCGCCAGAAGGACGACCTGAACCTCCAGGAAGTTCGCAACTGCCACGCCCGGATGGTCCGGGCGGCGTCGCTGTTCGGGAGCAAGACAGACGTGGCAGCCAGGCTGGACAGCCTGGAGGCCCTGATCCTCAAGATCGCCGAAAGGAAGTGACCCATGGAACTGACCGCAACCGAAGTCAAAGCGGCCGTCGCGGAAACCGTCGCCGCGATCGCAGCCAAGAAAAGTCAGAATGACCCGGTGGCCGCCTACCTGGACTTTGCCGCCCTCCGGGACGGCGTGAAGCTCAAGGCCGCCCAGCACCTGGACGCCAACGACGCAGAGGTCAAGCAGCTCGTGGCGGACCTGAACGCCCAGGCGACGCTGGCCGACGTGGTGCTGATGATCCTGGAAAAAGCGGAGAAGTATCTTCCGCTGGCTCTCGGCATTTAGCTACCTTCCTCCGGGGCTCCTCCACCCCGGCACTCTGGCCCCCGGTCGCGACGAGCCGGGGGCCTTGCTTGCGCTCAGGAGCCGAGCTTCACCCGCTCGATGTCGTCGTGGTATCCTTCTTGCAGATGAGCGTATCTGCGCCTGGTGAAGTTTACATCGCTGTGCCCGCCCCACTGGCTGATCCGGGCCATGGAAGCGCCACCCTCTGCCAGCCGGGTGAACCAGGTGTGTCGGAGAAGATGCCAGCCGCGACCTGTGCATCGCCCCGGCAACTCGCGAAACTTCGGGATTGCCTCCTGGAGCGGCTTCAGGGCCGAAGTCCACCACTCATGCCCCCTCATGCCCGTCGCGCCCTTGCGGCAGCGACCTGGAAAGACATACCGGCAATGACCAGTGACCGCGGACTGACCAGCGAGCACATCCACCGCCGACTGGCAGAGCGCAACGTGCCGATAGTGTCGATTCTTGGCCTTCCGCACCACGAGCACGCGGCTGTCCAGGTGCACGTCGGCCCAAGCCAGCATGCGCAGCTCCGTCATGCGCAGGCCCGTGAGCAGGGCGGAGCGGACTTCCGCCCCGATCCCGTGCTTGTCGGCTACCTGAAGGGCCAGTTCGATCTCGGTATCGTCCAGAAACCGCGGGGCCGGTTCGTCATGCACCGGCTGGGGGATCTGCTGGCACGGGATGCACGGGAATTGCGGTACGAGGGCATTGAGCTCAACGCAAATGGAATAAACGTAATGAAATCAAGAGGTTATACCTTCCCGCTCTTCAATTGACAAAAGCGCCGTGGCACGCGGTGTCACGTGC